CTGGTTGAATATTTTCTGCAGGTTCAGAGAAAAGACCGCCAAATATACTGTCGTCTTGTTCAGCCATTTAACCTCCTATGCTGTTTGTGCCGGTAATACTAAAGTCACCCCGTATTTTGTATTAAACTTTGATACATCACCTTGAGTTCTAATGTAAGCAAAGTCTTGTAAAGCTTCATTACTGTTAGCTAATAATCTAATTACATCATCAGTAATTTCTTTTGGTAGTCTGTTTCTTAATTCACTAAAAGATAATTGTTGTACTTGAGC